GCTACTTGAAGCGTCTACAACAAACACATGTGTTATTGTATTGTTTGTTCCACCCGATGCCGGAAACTCAATGTTCGCTGCATTAGTTGCGGTCTGTGTATCTGTTGAATCTGCTCCTACAGTTGTCCAACCAGAAGCAGCCACTTGTTGCCTTGCGTAGTTTGTAAAGGTTGCTTCCGTAAGTGAACCAGTTTCTGCGGCAGATACTGCCGTTGCCAATCCTACATAAATACTGTCACCAGGACTGGAGAAACTAAGAGAGTTGTTCTTGAATATAAAATGTAATATTCTTCTCTCTAAATAATTGGTTGATGCATTTGCTGTTGCCATTGTTTACTCCTATGTTCTTGGTCTTGATGGTAGACCAACTTTGTATCCATCTGTGTTTTCTCTTGCTTCGCCTAAATCTTTTAATCTTTCTATATAAAAAACGTAATTTTTTTCGTACTGAGCCAAAACATCTGGTTCGCCTTTCATATAATAATACGCTTCAATTAACGATCCGTAAAGCAAAGCAAAAGGAGCGTTTGTGCTAATCCAAGTTGTACCGCCATCAGCTCCAGCGGTTATACTAGCTGGTCTGTAATAATAATGTAATTCTAAAGCATAATTACTGTCTGGAGTAGGTGATACAATAAAATTATCAACATCAAATCTTGAATAATATTTAGGAACACCTGTGGTTGAAGCACTAGGGGTGTATTCTCTTAAAAAATTTACATCTTTCTGAAGTAAAAAACTTTCAGACCCAGAAGTTGTTATTTGCAACGAAAACGATGCTAAATAATCGCTTGGTATGGTTAAGAATTGATCTGATGAAGTAAAGGCACTTGTTACATTTTTTCTAAAATAATCTAAATCTACACTTTTAAATATTTTTTCTTCTGCACCTTTTATAAAGTTAGGAAGATTAGTAACAAAAGATGTTTCACTATTATCCGTGTAGTCTTGTATTGCTGTTTTTAATGTTGCTAATGTAAAACTCATTAATTTGTTATAGTGACAGGTCCTGCCGAAGCAATGCCACCACCTCCCTTTTGTGTTATGGTCGAAGTAGAACCACTATTAAATGTATAATTATTATCATCTGTTTTAGTAATCGTAAACCCACTTGCAGACATTATCACTGAACCAAGAACATTTCCTATAGAAGTTACATCTCTAAATCTAACAGTATCGTCTGATGATCTTCCATGATTAGGTTCATTAACACTTATTGTTGTTGATGATAATGTAATAGTAAAAGCATTTAATGGTAACATGTTAGGAACAGAAGTTTCAGTCCTATCTGGTCTTGCATTTCTTATAGCCTCTGGATCAGTTGGTATTCTTGGAGGAGTTAATTGAGGGTGTTTTTCTTCATACTCATCTTTACCTACAAGCAATCCATTCCATTCTTTACGCATGTCTTTAATTCTGTATCTAAATCCAGAACGATCTGATAGTCCAAAAGCGTGTTTACCAGATGCAAAAGCTCCCATTATCCCACCCTATAAAAACTTAATTGAGGTGTTACAGTAAAACTAGACCTGTCTCTATCTTCACCCATAGCTCTTTCAAACTCTTCTTCGTAAACTGTCTTTAACAATTGTATTCTATCAGGAGCTTTTTTCATAGATATGTAATATGCAAGTCCAGCAGTTAAGCAAGGATAGAATCTAAATGGTATTTCCATTGTATTAGTTGCACCGTCAGCATCTTGTATTCTAGTTAAAGCGTCATAATGAATGACATCTGTACTGTTTTCAGGTGCGGGCCAAATCTTTAAGTTAGGTGTTATTTGTCTATCGAGAAAAAATTGTGTCGGTCTACCTGTAGTTGTTTTAGTTGGGATTGCCAAATAAGTATCTCGACTAACTCTAGTCATGCTAAAATCTGTACCACTTCTACGAACAACAGCAGATAATATGTCAATGACATCTGTTCCTAATGAATAATCTGAATCACTTGATGTTAAGGCTTGTGTTCTTTGTTCTATTGTCCATTGATTTAAACCTCTATTAGCCCACTCTGCTAACATTATATTTAATGATCTTTTAGCAGTTTGAAGGTCGTATCCAGTACGAAGCTCTAATCCACATCTTTCAAATGCTTCTTCAATATATTCAGCTACGTCAAGTTCAAAATTTGTAGAGTTAGATGTTGTCATTTCTTTTTTCTCCTAAGAGATTTAACTCTTCTCGGTTTACCTGCTGGTTGTCCTATTCTATTCTTCTGACTTATTCTACTTCTTTTTTCTGCTGATGTCATCTCTGATCTAGTTTTAGGTGTTTTAGAACTAACTCTTTTGCTTGGTCTACAATAAGGAGTACCTCTTTTTTCTCCTTTTTTACGACCACATGCCTTGCCTGTCTTAACGTCTTTCCAATCTTCTTTAAACCATCGTTTAAGAGCTAATCCAGATTTTGTTTTTCTTACAGCCATTATCTATACTTTGTTACTTTACGTCTGTTACTCATAACGATACCACAACCACGAGCTATATTTTTATTTTTAGCAGGTCTTTTACGTTTTTGTTTGGTAACATTACCGCCATTTTTTAACTCAACCACACCGCCTTCTGCTTTTTTCTTGGCATTACCATAATTAGACGCACCTACTTTTCTACATTTTGCGATGGCGCCGCTAGCATAAGCGGAGGGAAAAACTCTGTAGCGAGCTTTAACTTTTCTGTAACAAGCGTCTTTTGGCATTTTTTTTCACCTTTACTATTTTTTTTACTTTTTTCTTTTTGTTCGGTGGCTTTGATATTTGTTGACTCATTTGTGATCTACCCATAACCATTATTTTAACAACGACAACAATTCTGTTACCGCTCCCGTATTAGTTACAGCTATAACTGCCAAAGCACCAATGAGCATCCATTTAGCTTGAAAGACTGCTCTCTTAATATCTGTCATATCTGCTCTTAACTCATCAACATGTTTTACAAGATAGTCTTATTTGGATTTCCATTCAGCAAATTCTATTTGCAAAGACTGAACATTCTTCTCCATTAACATTTCCACCTTCTTCTAGCTTGCCTTAAACGACTATTAGGATTTTTAGCTGCTTTAGGAAACTGTTTCATTTGTCCAGCACTTCTTGCACAATACGATTTACGTCTCTTAGCTGCTGTACTTCCCTTTTTTACTTTTCCTGTCACAGCAGTTTTTAATTTACTACCAGGATTATCTTTTCTGTAGCGAGCAACACCAGCTTTAGTCATTCCCGCCCCACTTTTAGTGGAGCGAAAATACTTTTTAGTCTTTGGAGGTTGTTTGTCCTTTGCTCTAGCCATTAGGATAAGAACAAAGTAAGTTTATTACCACTGCCAGTGAAACCATGTATATATGCTCCACTTTCAGCTAACACACCAGCATCTGGAATGTTTAAGGTATGCAATCCAGCAGGAAAACTTTGAAGCAATATAGTTGCTCCACCTGATCCATCTTTGATAGTCAACACACCAGCAGCATTACCAAATATAACAACTTGTCTTATCCTTGACCTTGCAGGACCTACAACCGTTGCATCATCACCTTGATCGTGATTAAACGCTTTTACGTCAGACCTAACTGCCATGATAACCCCCTATTATTGATCAGCGAAAGCTGGAGCGTCTTCAGAAACTACATTACCCCAAACATAGTAATTAGTACTATCTTTACCAACTATGTTTATTTCCATGCTACCAAAGTCAGTTAATGTTAACTTTGAGTTAGAACTTCCATTTGCATAAACAGAAACATTATCAGCATTTGTGTCTAAATGTTGAACATTTCCTAAGAAGAAGTTAGTGTTACCAGGAGTAATAATAATCAAATTTTCTGCTTCTTCTGCTGCTCCTGCATAAATAAACTTAAAACTTGATCCTGCAATCGGAGCAGGTAAAGTTATTGTTCTATTAGAACCAAGTGCTGGAACTGCTAAAACTCTTCCACTATGTGTTGCATTATCAAGAGTTTTATCTTCATCTCCTAATGCAACTGGTGCATCACCCATAGTAATGACTTCTGTAATTACTCCAGTAGTAGCATTTTTACTGATAGTTTTAAGTGTACTTTCAGATCTTATTGGACCTGAAAAAGTTGTGTTAGCCATGTCAATCTCCTTGTCTTGGCAATTGTCGAAGTTAATTCTTCGTCAAGGTAATTTAATTATACATAAAAAAAGGGTGACTCGCAAGCCACCCTTTCAATAATCGAACAATTGTTCGTTAAGCTGCGCCTGGTGATCCAAACACACAACGAGGATCAGAGAATCCAAAAGCATATCTTTCTCTTGCTTTGTATCTCATGTTTCCTGTGTCGAAGTCTGCTTCCATGCTTGTGCTTAATGGTGTTCTTTCAAAATATTTGAAACCATTTGGAGCATCTGTTTTGATGAAGAACGCATCTGTATCTGTTAAGAAATGGTTGATAACGTAACCTTCTGGCAACATTCCCATGTTCTTAACTGCGTTTACATCATTGTCAGCAGTTCCTGATCTTAAAGTTGACTCTAATAAACGATCAGCTACAAACTGTAGTGCTGGTGGAATGATTAACTTCATACCACGAAGAGCTACAATCATGTTTCTCTCGTCAACAAAATTAGAAATGTCAATTAATGCACTTTCTAATGATGTTTCGTTTAGGTCAGCGGCTGCTGATGGCTCATTTGAAAATGTACCACCACCACCTAGAGGATGGTCTGTAGCACAAAGCTCTTTTCCATCACC